ATAATGAGAAATGTTTTTCCAAAATTTACCCGTTAAATATTTCTCATGTTATAATACTAAAGTAGAGAACGAACGCTCATAGAGCAGAAAGATAAAAACATGATTAACTTAGTTCAATTACAGCCAGAATATCGTTTTGACACTAAAGACATTGATCCGTATTGCGACAAGGATTTGGAGGAATGCGGCTGGCATGTCAAAAAAGAAATCAAAACAATCATCGAAAAATGGCAAGTGCAGCCGAATCCAGAACGTGATGCAAAAGGTAAAGTGCCACGCAATAGGCAAACGCCTTACTGGTGTTCTTACAGAGATGTATTTATCCGTAATGGTTTTCAGGCTGACGACATTGAAATTTTACAGCATGAAGTAAACCAAGCTTTGGGGAAACGCATCGGAGAAAAGAGAGATGCTATCAAAGAATTAGAGAAAATGCCGCAAGTAGATAATTTAGATTGCATCATTGCATCACCGCCTAAAGTGATCAGGTTTCTTAAAGAACTTGTTGAACAGCTTAAACGTGACCAAGATTATGTTAATCAACATCTGGGTAGGGTTTTAAAACAGATTTCATAATGGTAGCATGGGGTAGAGATGGGTTTGGGATCGGCTAGTTAAAAATTCTCTACCCCGCATATGATACGCATATAAAAAGAGGGCGGTTTATTCCGCCCTTTATTTATCTTATTTAAAATCTGATTTACTAATGTCTGTTTGTTCTTTGATTGTTTTCACAAACGCATCAATCAGATTGTAGTGTTGCCTTTCGGCTGGATAATACCAGTTCTTTCCGAAATCAGGATTTTCATATGGGTTGTCCATCCCCATAGTGTGGTTCGTTTCTTTGATTCCTTTAAGGATTTCAATCAGCTTATCGCAGGTAAAACTATCCATCTTAACGCTCCATATTCTTAAGAAACTCTTCATTGCCTTTGTATAAGTCCAGAGCCTCGCTAGGAACATCTGTAGGCTTCATTCCCATCGCCTTAGCTACCGACTGACGATAACTGCGAAGAATGCGCTTGTGAACGACTACAGCCTCATCATTGCCTTGAAAGTTACACTCGTTAAGACAGATCCATTTAATAAACAAATTTGCCTGCCTTGGATTTTTTGCTTCTAATTTCATTTCTTTCTCCATTCTTTCGTCTCACAAATGTTTCACATGAAACATCTTAAATAGAGTATGAAACACTTTTCACATAATGTAAACACATTAAATAAATTTTGCTCTAACTATATGTAATTATTGAGTAATGCGTTCATGTACCCCTCGCTCTTTTCTTTTCGCTTAGGGTTTTTAAGTGATTCGATTCGCCTTCTTTCTGCGGCAACATACGCACCATCATATCCAGATGGCAGACGGTTACCCTGTCCGCACGATCCTAAATTACCTCGATAAGGTTCGTTTACATCCATAGAGTAGTTGAAGCTTGTGAGAAAGTTTTCATCATCGAAGTCTGGATCAACAATATCGTAATGTGCTTGCAGTTCGTTCATACTATTTACGTTAATGCGATTTAACACATTTAGTCTACGGGCAGTTCGAGCATCATTTTTAATAATGCTCTTACTGTGTTTTGGAATGAAGCCAATATCTTCTTCTTTTTCTAAATTGTTCATTCTCACCTCTAATCGTTAAACTGACGTTCTGTTTTAAATTTACAGTCTTTGCCATCGTAAAAAATTTTATACTTACGATTGTCTGACCTATAGACCGTAATGTTTCCAGAAGTGGGCCAGCTTTTACTTACCACAACCTTTTCTGGAAAGTGTGTGCCTGTGTCGTACTTACAAAGCTTAGACAAAAGCCTCAAAGCCTGATTATGCCATACAGCAGGCAGGTTACGTTTAATTTGCTTTTCAGCGTAATTTCTACGCTCAATCATTTTTGATAATCTTGCCTCTTCTTTTTTAAGAGGATTAATGTGAAAGACTAAACTCATTTTTTTATCCTTTTTACTGAAAATGTTTTCCTATACTATTGACTATGGACTATACATCACTATATTGTCAATAGTGATGAACGAAATTTATGAAAGGAATATCACAATGAGTAAATTATATTTGGCCTACGGGTCTAATCTTAATAAAAAGCAGATGGCTGTACGATGTCCAGCTGCCAGGCCTGTTGGCTCTGCTATGATTTATGGTTGGGAACTCGTGTTTCGCGGCGTTGCTGACATTGTTAAATCAAAAGATACAAGCATGTATTTGCCTGTAGGTATCTGGGAAATCGAGCCAGAGGATGAATTGTCTTTAGATGTTTATGAGGGCTATCGTGGCGACGACACTAGTCTTTACGACAAGATTAAGGTCGCTGGTATCATGACTTACCAAATGACATCAGATGGCATCTATGCACCTAGCGCATCTTACTTTAACTCTATCTTAGAGGGTTATCGTGATTTTGGGCTGGACACTAGCTATTTGTACGATTCGGCTGGTTGGGCTGGATACCAAAGCAATCATTCTGACAACGTGTTTGGATTGGAGGCTGTGTAATGGACTATGAAGAAATGTATGACCGTTTGCTTGATGTAACTGAAGAGTTTAACAAGCAAGGTGCAACGCCTTTTCAGGTCGCAAATGTAATGTCAAGGTTCGTGGTCGAATTATCATTCGACTGCGCCCCTGATCCAAGACAAGCAACTTATTTAATTATGACTGCGATTACTGATCGCTTTGACCGTGATTTTGACCAAGAAATGAAAGAGAGCGCATAATGAGCATGATGCAAAAGGTTTACAAAGTTGTTCGACAGTATCTTAATAAAGAGGAAGCCAGATACTTTGCTATCAGGTTTACTGAAATTCAACTGAAAGACAAAAAGGAGATTAAGGAATGATCTATAAAGGCATCTCTTGGGCTTGCATTTTGTTCGGCCTAATCTTGTTCGGATCGTCTTATGAACTTCTCAAATACCAGCAAAATGCTGGTGAGATTGTCGCCATGATTATGGTCGGTGTAATGGGTTCTGTCATTATCGTGATGGGCCTGTTTGGACTGTGGGAACTAAGGCGTAAAAAAGCTTAATTTACTGTCACACTGTCAACTGTCAAATGACAGTAAATCGGGTGACAGTAAAATGTTTATATTTATCAGATAGTTATGACTTTACTGTCACAACTGTCAAGTTAAAGTAAAAAGTGTGACAGTTTGTGTAACTTGTTGTAATCATTGCAACTATCACAACTGTCACAACTGTCATATATATATATATGTATGGGGACATGACAGTCCCCCATATATATAACTAAAATGGAGAGTGTTTTCATGCCGCAAGCAGGTGAAGATTTAACTAAAGAACAACGTCATGCTGGATTGAAAAAACTAACACCTCAACAGCAAAAATTTCTTAATAACTATTTCAATGGAGATATGACGCAAACAGGAGCGGCCAGAGAAGCAGGATATAAAAACGCTTCTGTGAGTGCTGTAAGGCTGTTGCGTAATCCTGTGGTGCAGGAACGTCTGGAAGAGATGAGACTCGAAGCCAGAACAAAATATGGGGTTACTATCGACAAGTCTGTAAGAGACTTAAAGCAGATGAGAGATCAGGCTTGGGAACTCGGTAGGTTCGGGGAAGCTATTCGGGCTGAAGAGCTGAGATTAAAGGCAACTGGGCTACTGGTTAACAAAAGCCATGTCATGCACGAAGACGTAACGCAAATGGGCAGAGAGCAAGTTCTTGAAAAACTTGAGGAGTTTAAGCGCATGGCCCAACGTAGAATGAAAGACATAACGCCAGCATCTAATGATGTGGTGGATATAGCAGAAGATAATAAATAAAGCCATAATCGGGCATGTAACACCGTTTCGGGGGGTAGGCGAGGACTTTCGGGGTCAGGGATCGGGCTTGTTCCTGGGGTTTTTTGCAAAATGTTCGGGTTTTTCGGGGTCGGGCCTTCGGGCTTGGCCTTTTTTGCGTGCTGTGTTCCAGGCGAGTAGCGAAAAATGTTCGGGTTCGGGTTCTTGCTGCCTGGATTTCGGGGTATAACCCGAATATTTGTTCGGGTTTCGGGATACACACCAGGCAAACTTGCCTGGCTGCCTGGAGTGATCGCCAGGGAAAAGCTTTCGGGCCTCGGTCTTTACAAACAATTGTTCGGGTTTCGGGATTGCTGCCTGGCTAACTCCCCGGCAGCACGCAGCGGTCCCAGGCAAACTTCGCCGCTGACTTTGTAGCGCCGAAAAAACCCGAACAATTGTTCGATTTCGTCCAGGCGACTAGCCAAGTAGCGCGTATGATATTTTTTTTCGTTTTATGTATTTTTTTTCTTGACTATGTATGAAATGTTTTTCATACTATATATATAGTGAGACGAAAAGAAGGAAACAAAACGATGACTGAAAGAACTTGTGCAGAACGCATTGAAGAACACTACAATAACACTTTAAAATATATCCACGCGGCTTCTGACTATTTCGATCTGGATAAGGACGAGAGAGAGAGCCACCCAGAACACGCCAGCGAATATTGTAACTATGAAGACTTTTTCGATTGCATTAATCAGTATGGTTTAAGCTGGGACTATGTATGTAAAGAGGACGACCCGAAAGGCTGGGGCTTCTACCGTTGGCAGTTGTCTTGGGGTGGGCCATCTGATGAGTTCCGCATCTACACGAAAAACGAAGATACAAACGAGATTGAAAAAATCGAATACAGATTTCATGATTGGTTTGATGGGGCAGGCAAATGGTGCGGTGACAGTCTAGTGAAGCATTGCGCGGAAATGTTTCTTGAGTGCGAGCAAAAAATGCCTTACGAGCATGAGATGGAGGCAGCGTAATGAGAAAATATCTTGTAACTTTAACGAAAACTGGTCATTCCTATTATGTAAACGCGAGCTGCGCCGAGTCAGCAAAGCAAATTGTTCTGGATTTCGAGCCATACTATAACCCGGAGTGGGGTCTTAAGGTTCGGGATGTAAAGAAATAAAAAAGCGCCTTACCAAGGGCCAAAACTAAAGCTCTCCTTAATAAACTGGCCCGCCTTGTGCGGGCCTTTTTTTGTTCGGGTTTCGGGGTTTCGGGATCGGGTTTCGGGTTCGGGTTCGGGCCTTCATTGTAATTTGTTCGGGTTTGAGCTGCGGGCCGTGCCGAGCTGCTCCGGGCCAATAACCCGAACATTTGTTCGGAAAAAAATATTTTTGAATCAGCTCAATAATTACGAATTTAAAAACGTCTATATAATGAGATGAAAAAAAGATTAAAAAATGTTCGGATAATGTTGACTGTGAAATGCTTTTCATAGTAGGATCAGAAAGGCGCAAGCCAATTGTGAGAAATGCCCAAAATGGGTAATAACAGAAAAGGAAAATAAAATGAGACAGTTTAGAAAATCTTCCAGAATGTCTGTTGTCTATTCAGCATTGCGTTTCGATGGTGGTGTAACAATGGATTTCCTGACAGACGCAACGGGACTCAGTGAGTCTAATGTTAGACGCATGATTTCAGAGTTAAGAATCATCTTAACTGGTCATCATGAGATCGTTTTTAAAAACGGTTTCTATAAAATAGTGTGAGAACTTAGGAGAACAAAAAAATGAGACATACAGAATATGGTTTTATGACAATGGGTAGCGAGTGTGAAATAGGTGATGTCTCACCTGATCGTGTCACATCTGCTCTTAATGACGCTGGAATCAACGGCGTTTGGGTTACAACGGATATATCAGGCGGAGTTTCTGCTGAAATAGTTTTTCCGCCGTTGCCAATATTTCACCCAAGAACAAAAGAATTTTATGAGTTTGTTTATAGAGTCTTGGATTCTATTGGGGCTGAAATAAACACTGGTTGCGGTCATCATGTGAGTTTTAGTACAGCACAAGTGATCAATATTTCAGAAAGTGAATTTTTTGATCATGCGATCAACTTGGCAAGCTCTACTGATTACAACGATCCGCACAGTGCAAAATATCCAAGCGGGGATCTTTATGGTGATCCAATGTCTTTTGAATTAGTTAAAGACGTGGTCTACCGCTATGGATGGCACCAGCCAGATATAAACCGCATGTTGCCAGATTCGCGGCATGATAACAGCATGTGTTATGAGTTATACAATAAAGTCAGGCATAATGATTTTAATCGCATGGACAACGTGAATCGTTTGAGCAGTCATCTAGGCGGTAAATTTGCAGCTATAAATCTGAGCAAATTCGATGATGGAATTATTGAATTTAGGCAACATGCGGGAACTACAGATGCTGAAAAGATCTTTAATTGGATCGAATTGATTCAAAATATGTTTCACTGGTCTGATAATAACAGACTTTCATATGACAGTTCGCAAACGACTCCAGAAATGCCATATAATAGAGTTTCCAAAAAGGGTGTCGCATGGTCATTGTGTAGAACACCTAATGGTGCAACGGTTCAAGATATCATGGATCGAGTCGGATGGAATGCGGGCGATGTTCGCAGAACGATCTCAGAGTTTAGATCAGAACAAGGATCAGACGATATCGTGCAAACGATCAGTCAACAAAATAATGGGGCTTCATACGGGGACGGCCCGAATCACACTCGTTACATTATCAGAGAAACGCTAGGCAATGGCATTTCATTATTGCCAGAAAATCAGATCGGACAGACTAGCGTCTTTGCTGGCCTATCAGATGATTGCTTCGA